AACAAGTTTGAGGAATGTCTTGATATTCCACCAAACGTAACGCGACGGATTCCTTTTCACCTTAACCCTTCACACATGGTTGACTATGAGACTATGCGTGATGACGCCATCATTGAAGCAACTGAAGGTGATGTAACCGCTGTGAATGCTGCGGTTATGGCACAGAAGTTACTTCAAATCGCTTCTGGTGCAGTTTATACAGAAGATGGTGAGCGTGTATTAATAGACAGTGATCGCTATCACTTGATAACTGAGTTAGTTAAAGAGCGAGATCACTCTGTAGTGTTCTTTCAGTGGAGACACCAGAAAGAACTTTTGATGGAGCTATTCGATAAAGAGAGGATAAGCTATGAAGTCATTGATGGAACTGTTCCTGACGGAAGACGAAAAGATATTGTGGAGGGATACCAAGAGGGTCGTTTCCAGACTTTACTCTTGCATCCTAAATCGGCGGGTCACGGACTCACACTTACCAAAGGCAAGACAACGATCTGGGCGAGTCCGATCTACCAACCAAGCCTCTTCAAACAGGCTAACCACCGTATCTACCGTGCCGGTCAAACAGAACGTACTGAAACACTTATGATCGAAGCCGTTGGTACTCTGGAAGAGAGAGTTAATGTTATCCTTGCTGAACGCTTGGATAAAATGCTCAACCTTCTGGAGTTACTGACATGACTGTGGTTTCTGAAATTGTTGAATACTTTGACACAATACAGTTGCAGAACGAGGCGGAAATCTATGTAATAGACATCCCTTTCGACCTGTACGTTGAAATGTGTGAAGAAGAAAACGTTCCCGGAATTATTGAAATAAATGGGGTACAGGTGAATGTGATATGAAGCATATTTATTTAGCTATTGCACTTTTAACACTTACTTCGCGTTTAATAACACTAGCAGGAAACCTGCGCCGCGAGGTGGACTATCATAAAAGGAGAAAAAATGGGGTGGGGAAGCATAGTCAAACCGGAACCAGAGGACGACCGACCATTTTCACCGAGGATGGTGAATTCTACGGCTCGACCGACTACGATTTTAGGGATAGATTTTGAGACATATTATGGCCAACACTTCTCTCTCACAAAACTCTCGACCACGCAGTATGTGCGCGATTTACAAAAATCCGAAATTCACGGCGCGGCTGTCTCCGTGGACGGTGGCCAAACTACTTGGTACAGGCCAGATGACTTGGCAGAGTTTCTCAGTCACTTCGATTGGGATCGAACTGCGGTTCTGGCTCACAACGCTGCTTTCGACGGCTTTATTCTTAGTCAGCACTTTGGGATCACTCCTGCTTATTACTACGATTCTATGAGCATGGCTCGTGGCTTACATAGTCACGACATCAGTGCGTCACTAGACGAAGTAGCCAAACATTATCTTCTCGGTGCAAAAACCCCCGGTATTCTCGCTCAAGCAAAGGGCAAGCAGTGGGATGATATGGACGATAAGTTACAAGCAGCCATGATCTACTACTGCATGAATGATGTAAACATCATGTGGAAGATCTTTAACAAGATGCTACCAAGTTATCCACAAGATGAGCTTGATCTTATTAACATTACCATCCAAGCGTTTGCTCGTCCTTTGCTTAACGTAAATCATAATCTGGTTTACGAAGAGTGGATGCGTGAACGTGACAAGAAAGACGCGCTGATGGATAAGATCATGCACCTTTTACATCAGGAAAATCGTGTTGCCTTTGAATCAGCCTTGAGTTCGAATCCTCAGTTCGCTAAGATGCTTGAATACTTTGGAGCGGAAGCCCCATTAAAGCCAAGTCCATCTAATCCGGATACGATGACTTATGCCTTCGCAAAAAACGATATTGCGTTCCAAAACTTGCAAGTCCATCCTGACGCAAGAGTGCGGGAGCTTGTGGAAGCAAGGCTTTCTGTCAAGTCCACAATCGGAGAGTCAAGAGCTGAAAGACTTATTCTTCACAGTAAGCCTACTCTGCCCGTCATGCTCAACTATTGTAAGGCACATACAATGCGATGGACGGGTGGAGACAAGATTAACCCTCAGAACTTCCCCTCCTCGCGTACAGACTCGCGGATCAGGGAATCACTGATACCACCAGAAGGCTATAAGATAGTCGTAATCGACTCATCTCAGATTGAGGATCGAATGAATGCTTGGGTCTCAGGACAAAGTGATGTACTCGAAGCGTATCGAGCTAACCTCGACAACTACAAACTCATGGCAAGTAAAATTTACGATGTCCCGGTTGACGAAGTTACCAAGTCTCAGCGATTCGTTGGAAAGGTTGCAAGGCTCGGTCTCGGCTACCAGTGCGGAGCTGCAAAGTTTACTTACATGCTCAGATCAGGCGCTATGGGACCTCCTGTACTCGAAAGCGACCTATCTGAAAAAGACATCCATCTAGCTCACAAAAAATATCGTGATGCTTCAGAGCATGTTGTGGAAAACTGGAACAGAATGTTTCGAGTTATCCAGAAAATGTATGACAACGAGACATACAACATCACATCTCAAACATCAGGCGAGGTAATTGCACAGGTTAGAGGGCAGAAGATACTGATGCCAAACGGTCTCTATTTGCATTATCCCGACTTAAAACGGATTCAATATGATACGGCATACGGTGAGGGAGAAGAGTTCTCATACCGTACAGGCAAGCACACCAGAGGCAAGATATATGGTGGGCTACTGGCTGAAAACCTGATCCAATGCCTTGCCCGTATTGTAGTGGGTGAGCAGATGCTTGAAATAGCGTCTCAATACCCGATTGTGATGATGACGCATGATGAGGTTGTGTACTTGGCTGAAGAAGACGAAGCCGAGGAAGCCTACAACTTCGGATTGAGTTGTATGCGTAAAGTACCAGACTGGTGCGAAGGACTACCCATTAATGCCGATGGTGGGTGGGGCGATAATTACGGCGAAGTTAAATAGGAGATTCAAATGTTAAATGAAGTGTTGCAAGATGATACACCTCTAGGTACAATGATTGACAAGTTGAGTGACTTGCGTGTTCAAAAAGCAGGACTGACCTCGCAAATGAATCAACTGAACGAGGAGATTGAGGACTTGGAGTACCGGATTCGGGACACCATGAACGCAATCGGAATCGATAAAGCCTCTGGTAAGGATATTAACGTCACTCCAAAGACGGAAGATTATCCAACCTTCGAGGACTCTGAAGAATTTCTTGATTGGGCAAGTTCCACGGGGAACCTCCACATGCTACAGAAGCGTCTGTCAGCTCCGGCTGTCAGGGAATATCTGTCTCTGCATGATGGTGAATTACCTCCGGGACTTAAGACTTTCGAGAAATTCACACTATCTGTAACTAAAAGGAGATCATAATGGCGAAACAAGAAGTCGCTGAAGTAAACCAAACCTCTAATCTGCCTGCTTCAATTCAGCAGGAAATTCTGGAACTGCAAAAGCGTGTGCAGGCTCCAACCGGAAGCCGTATTTCTGTTATGAATAACGGTAAGTTCAAAGTACCGGGTATTGGCGAAGTAGAAGGTCCGATCGATGTAATCGTCGTTCAGTTCGCTGCTGCCAATTATCTGTACAAAGGCGCATATCGTAAAGATAACCCACAGCCACCTGTGTGTGCCGCTGTAGGTAAAGGCACTAACGATGACCTTATCCCTGCTGAAAACGCTCCTGAAATCCAAGCAGATGACTGTAAGACCTGCCCAATGAACCAGTTTGGTTCTAATGGCAATGGTAAAGCCTGTAAGAACATGAAGATGGTAGCTCTGCTTCCTGCTGATGCCGGTGAGGGTAATGAGTCAGATATTATGACCATCTCTGTGTCACCTACGGGTATCAAGGACTTTGACTCCACAATCAGCAAAATTGCAGGTATGGGTCGCTTACCACGCCAGTTGGTAATGTCCATGTACACTAAAGCCGCAGGTAATTCAGATGCCAAGACCGTAGCGTTTGGTGATCCTCGTCCTCTGACTGATGAGCAGTTTGCGTATGTAAACTCTCGTCTGCAAGACGCTGAAAACATCCTGTTGGCCCCACCAAAGTTTGACTGATGTTACCAACTGTCCGTAAACATATCGTTGCGGATGTGCTCTCGTCTTATCGAGGGCTAACCAACAACATAACGCAGCTCAGTCTTGCTGAGCTGTATTATGCTCTGGATCTCGAAATCGACACAAGGCGTAGACCTTCAGCCTTAGACAGGCTAATCAAGCGCATTGTGTCGGTTGAGAGTTCTAATTTACGTGAAAAATTAAGGAGAAAAGTTCATGGCTCGCAAGCCCTCTAAAGTATTAACTGCTACACAAGCTAAGATGAAAGACCAGATTCTTGAGAACAAAGCTGAGATCAAGAACCTGCGTGATGACCTGAAAGAAGCCAAGGCTAAAGCCCGGGAATCAATGAAAGTAGCCAAAGCTGATGAAAAGCACGCTCTTTCTATTTCCAAGCAGATCGAAAAGCTGAATCTTCAGAACGTCCGTCTGGACGACAAGGTTAATGGCTAAACCTGAAGCTAACTATATCAAGCGTGTACACAATCAGTTAAATAACTCTGTGTACACGCAGGGTATGGGGCTTACCGCCACTAACGGCACACCGGATAACTACTACGAGGGGCATAACGGTATTCTCTGGGTGGAATATAAATATGTTCAAACTCCTCCTCGTACGTTGAATTTATCCACTTCAACTCACCCTAAACTATCCAAACTTCAACTACGGTGGCTACGTAGAGCCGCCAAGAATAACGTCAAGACCGCAGTTATTATGGGTACTGATAGTGGGGGATACATTTTCACAGTAGAGGACTTGAAGAAAGACATAGTCCTTAAAGATGTGGGGATGACGCCTCGACAAGTAGCAGAATGGATAGAAGTTATGGTACTTGGATAATGGACAAAACAGACAGACAAACTTACCTTGATAACTGGAACTTCCTCAAAAATTCCATGCAGGCCGACAACGTGCAGTTATTGCCCGTTGTGGATAAGGAAGGAAATAAACGTGTTGCGATATGCCACGTAGAAGGGGAAACCTTTGTTCCAATGGCCATTATGATATGGGACAACCCTTTTGATCTTTTTCAGCCGGATGTAGGTCTTCTGGAAGAAAAAGATCAACCTAAAATAATCGTTCCTTGACTAAAAAACATATTCCTCATAAACTTCAAAGCACATATTGAATCTCCTTTAATGTGTGAATGAAGTGTACTTCTAACCCCGACTTCTCGCGTTGTCGGGGTTTTTTTTGTCAGCACTTCTTGCCGCCGCCGCCTTTCTTACCTTTTGCCATCAGTATTTACCTCTTATTAGTGGATCAAAATATCCTTTAGCGCGTATACCTTCAACTACTTCAGGAATAATTTTGCGGTTTTGCATCTGTTCTTGCATACGACGAATAGTACCTTGGCCGTCGTTAATATCATCAACAGCATTGGCTGTTTCTGCTGCGGCTATAGCAACCTGTGCTTCCTTCGCCTTTGAAACTGAATCCGCAGCATTCTTTCCTTTGTTCCACCAGTTGTACGCCCTTTCTGCTAATTTTTCCATACGTCGTTGTTTTAGTGCGTCACCCAAAGACTCGCCAACTTTACTTATGGCTTCCGCCTGATGCGCTGCCTTTTCCATTCTTTTACTTCTTTCGATAGCACGCTGTTGCTTCTCAAAGCGTTTTTTTCTTCCTGATTTCTTAGCTACCTTCGCTGATAGTAACTCATAATCCTTAGTTATTTCTGCTGCCTCTTTAGTAGCAGGTCCTCTGCCACGGAAAGTTTTTCTAGCAGTCCTTCTCGCTACATTTTCATACAGATTAGTTTGCGGGGCTCTTGGTAATATTTTAGGTCCGGGGATAGCCATCAAACCTGTAGTTAGCGCCAAGTCCTGTTGCGCTGCACGCAAATCTCCGCCCTTTACCCGCTGAGCGTAATCAAAAAGTAATGTTCCACTTGCCATTTCTGGTCTCCTATTAAAACGAATAGTCAAAGACTGGTGCTGCTCTAGCCATTATATTCCCCGGTTTTCATAATTTCAGACAGCTCAACAGCTCTATTGCCTACTTGGTCTGCCCATTTACTGTCTAACATTTCCAGTGCAGCTTGCTCGTAATCCCTTGAGGATATAGCAGCCCACATCTTCTTGAATCGGCTAATTCCAACTAACCCAAGATTAAATACCATATTAACGAGGACATAGTAACGATTGCTATCAAGCTCATGAACGATGGGAAAATGAGTTCCCAAGTCTCTAGCAGCCTTATCCACGTCATTCCGCATAAGAAGCATTGCTTCATCTAAACTAATCCCGTTTGAGTCTAAATTCCTACCCACACCAATTGTGTTAAATCCTTCCGAACACTTGTACAGGCTCAGTCGCACACCCTCATGGCGCATTAACATATTTTCAAAGTCGTCGCTCGTCATCCACCTAATCCCAATTTTAACCCCGCACCCGCAACAATTAGCCCAATAACTATCCATGCCGCCTTTTGGTACAGATCAGCTTTCACTGACCACCTTACTTCATCCATTGCTTCCCGCTGCCTTATTACCTTCTCATGGTACAACCTGTGCCCATAAGGGTCTTCCTTTGGGAATGCCTTTTTTATATCATCCATGCACCTTTGTATGGCCTCAACCTTTTTATCTACATCATCCTGCCGTTCAAAAAGGTGCATCATGTAATCCGCTACATCATGCAGCCCATTATCCTTCAGGGATGATATTAGCCGTACTTGCTCCATGTTCGCCATTGGTGTCACCTTGCGTGGCCTTAATAGCCTTCAGCATTTCACTGTTAAAGTTAAGAATACTCTCATTAAGCTGTTTTTGCTGCGTGTACAGGGCTTTTTGCTCCTTCTGAAGCTCCCTTATCCCCGATATATTTGCGTCTTGCTCCCTCTGCCAGTCCATTGCATAAAGGATAGTCGCACCAAGGGCTGCTGCAATGGCGAAAACAATCTTCTCTAGTAGGGACAAATGCGACTGAGTCATCTGATTTTCCCCCAAATTGCGACTCCAAATACATATAATTTCCGTGTTATGTAAGGTATTCCATCTAGTTCTAATTGCGCTTCAAAACGCTCCTGCGCGTGTTCCCATGAGTGTCCTTCTGACAACAGGTAGTCATGGACGAGGGCGGCGTTGAACCCACAACCCGTAGGTACGGCGAACCACCTAAGACCCCGCGGGACGGTAATTCCATCGGAGATAAACCCCATAGGGACAGTGATCCCGCACTCTGCATGGAAATCTTCCATAAGCATAAACTGCTGATAACTTATGCGTTGCAGGAGAAGCGGAGTCATCTGTTTTCATCCTCATGGTCGTGCATTTTCTTCCATTTATCATGCTCTAACAGCAGAACGTCGTACTCTTTGCGTATGTGCATTAAGTGTTTGTCCATGTTAATTTGTTTATCCTCTACTGCCTTGATACGACCGAGAACTGATACTAGATCACGGTTGGCATCGTCTTTTGTATAGTTTGTGCTCATAGCCATATTAATCTGGTTCTTGACCTCGCTAAGTCGGCTCTCTATTGTCGAACTGGACGAGCTTAACTTGATGATATTTTCTCGGCTTTCGAGCGTGGACGTACCAACCCATGCAAGAATGCCTAGAATCAGCGTACTAAATATTGTTTGGAAGTGTTTTTCCAACGCCCCCTTCTCAGGTGAGCCCTGTAGTGCAGCTACGGCCTTACCTATCTCATGCACCTGTGCTTGTAGCACAGATAAATTCGGATCATAGGCGCGTTGCCGATCCTCCGCCCTGCGGTGCATTTGCTGTTCTTCCATGTCTCACCTATTCTTTACGTCTGGTAGAGACAGTGCGCGTTCTCCGAACCACCACGTTGTTGCAGTCGTGGCAGAAAAAACAGTCGAATAAACAACGTACCGGACGAGACTCACAATTTCGGCACTTGAAAATATCGTTTGTGCTTGTGAGGCCATCGAAAGGTAATTTTGCAGCGATCCCATGAGGACAAGGTGCATCAGCCACGCCACCGCACCCCACAAACACAGTGTAAGGAAAGGTCTGAAAAGAGACTTGATCGCCACCACAAGGGGAAGATTCGTCTGGTGTTTGTCCAACTCCATCTGAGCGTGGAGGCTCGTCGTCAGTCCGTCCCATGCACCCTCCTGCGAGGTTGACTGCATACGCAGTTCTATCAGTTTCAGTTCATGTTCTCTCTCTGCTTTCTGCTCAATTGCTTTTTGCTGACGCTCTTTATGCTTCATCCATGAGCCAAATGCCGCTCCGAGGACACCGAATAGGCCACCTGATGCCGCTGATGCGCCAAGTCCTAATAGTTCAATCCAATCCATCAGTCGTCATCCCGCTCAATTTTGTTAGTGATGTGTTCAAATAAGAACTTAATCGCTCCGATGAGTACTCCGGCGTACGCAAATACAGCCGCTATCTGCCACTCCTGCATGTCCATAGCGTGCTTTTTGTAAAATTCATGGAAGTCATACGTCAGCCATAGTATGAAAGCCATCACCACTAAAGGGATAATGCGAGTTTTCTGCAAAAGATGAACTAATTCGTGCATTTAACTGGCCTTACACATCCCGAATATGTCCAATTCTAGCTGTTTTTGTGACAATTTCACAGAATTTGAGCATTTTTTGGCGGTAATTTCTGGGACATTTTGTACCAATTTCAGCGGCTTAGCCTTAACAATTGTCAACTCAGGCTTACAGGCGTAGATATTGAGGTCAATGCCTTCAGCCAGTACGTCAGCTTTCCACCCGATATGTCCTATATTGGTAGCATAACTGGCACAGTGTAGGTCGATTTGGGCGGGTTTAGTCAGTCGTCCAAAGATATTGGTATAGGCTCTCGTCAGTAACTTGGCATAGGCATATACGTCAATGCTACCCTCTGCGGTCAAGTCAGAACCAGTAATCTCAAGCAATGTACTTGCGGGGACAAGGCACAGTGAGTCGATACTGGCGTCTACTTCAATAGTCAGTGAAGTAGCGGCAAGGCGGGTAATATACGCCTTGGTTGTCATAGTACATACGCCGTTCATCGGGTCTATCTGGGCGTAGAACGACAGACTTGCATGTGGGACAACAGAGCCTATGCAGCCCAAAGTGGCAGTACCCTCAATTCGTGGAGCCGTTGGCGTTAGTGTACAGACACACTCAAGTTGGCATTTACCCGCGTCTATACTACCTGTGGCGGCAACTGAAGCTACGCAGTTAAGGGTAGTCTTGGGGGAAACAATTGTGTAAATAGCTAATGCACTTGAATTGAGAATATACTGCTCAAACCCATCAACATAAGGCCTGAATGTTATTTTATCGCCATCCTGTACAACGATCGGGTCATGGCCTGTAGCGTTAAGGCCATTTTCTTTTAGTCTGAAAGAAAACTCTACTTCGATAGTATCACCCGCACCGAGGTTAACCCCTACGTTTAAACCATGCGTATCAGTGGATACAAAACTTTGAGAAGCATCAAATGCTCCACTAGATATTTGTTGGGTAGTTGAAAATAACCCAAACCCTAAGTCACCGTCAGTAGGGTCTTGATACATTTCAGATGAGTTTTTGAACGAATACACATCTAGATCAAACGGGTTTGTACCCGGTTCTATATAAAGGAGTTCATTAAGCGTAGGGTTATAATCGCCTTTGTACTCGTTGATTTTAGGTACGCCTGCACACTGCCATCCAAGTCCGGGATGCGTTAATGTACCGCTAGTGAATACGCGTCCGCCAACATACTGCCTATCGCCAAGTTCTCTTGCTGCATAATCTGGAGCATAAAATGGAACATAGGTTGCTTCTTGATAGTTATCGTAGGTTTCGTCGTGATGATTATCGACTGGGCGTGTAAAACGATTTCTGTTCGGCGTTCCCCATGTATCACCGGCATAGTCCAAGTCCAAAGTACCAGTAGTAGTAGATGCGCGGAAATAACAAGAGCAATCTAGATTATACCAATCATTAGTCGGACTTTTAGGGAACGAAATATAATAGGCTATTCCTGCGCTATTATCGACTGGGTTCAATGGATGAATACAAATCTGTGCAATATTTGGCCAAAAAATTATGCCACCATAGGTAAGTGACGAACATTTTGGATAAATCATGTTTTGCAGGTAAGATGAAATTGAAATAGTACCTGTACCATCTGCCGGACACGAAGCAAAGTGATTCTGAGTAGCTCCACACAAACTGTAAGCTGTATAGTATGGAGAAGAGTCGGTACTCATTAGAATAACATGGTCTTTTACTAGACGAATACTCGCGCCTGATACTTCCGTATAAGCCTTTTGGTCAGTACCGCTTACATAAGTATTTTTAACTATGTATGGAACCCTGCCAGTGTCATCTATATACGCCGTTGGAGAACCCTGAAGGCCTGTTGCGGGAAATACGTCCGACCCAGTGGAACCACTTCCGAAAGTACATGCCCATGCCATGTATTTCTCGCCGGTTACATTGGTTGGATCATGATAGGCTACTTGCCCCCAACAGTACCCAAAAAGAGGGAGATATATAGGGGACGCGTGCCACCAAACACCACTAGAAGCAGTAGTCGTAGCAAAATTATCTGTAGTTTTTAAACCAGAGATGAATGTAGCACCGTCGCCGTTAGTTACTTCGGCAACTTTTGCATCGTCCGTTTCCCAATTTTTTGCACCTATAAAAGACTTCATCCAGTTATGCGTATTTGACCCACCCGCATCGTGCGATTTATCAAACGTAACGCAGTTATCTAGAGATCGTGCAAAGAAGAAATGATCGTTATCCGTTCCGTCGTATGTACCCCCGATAACACTAAGGCCGCTATCTATATATTTATACCATGTTGTGATAAGCGCTACCTTGGTACTATCTAGTCCTTGGGTATTCATCGCCACAGTACGGACAAAATCATACTGATAAGCCGGGGCATATACAGCGTGATGCTGCAATCCAGCAGGCATAAATCCTACTTTTCCATCAGGACTATTAATCGCGTAATCAAGCCATATTGGAGCCAGATAACGGTTATTTACAGGGTCAGTATTCTTGATAGCAAACCGAATACGATACGTTGTATTAGGTAAGAGCGTGGGCATAGTATTAAGCGGAGCAGCCCACGTAGCTGTGGACTCGTCGCCATCATCATTACGCACACGGTAAGCGATTACATCAATAAAGACCTGATTGATTACTGCGTTTGCATTAGTAATAGAGCATACGCCGCCCAAGTTAGTTTCCGCTTTTAATAAAAACCACTGAGTCGCATTAGGCGAAATTCCGCAAGTACCGCCACGGTTAAATGCTCCTAAGACTTCATTTCCAAAAAAATCACCAGTCGGAGAAATTTCAGTTATGCAATCTAATTGTGTAGCGCCTAATACTCCGGTTAGTACGTTAGTTGAACCAGTTGCGGACAATGCGGACTGTCCGTTCATTCGTACATGAGTAAACCCGCCACTAGCTACGGACACCTGATAAGAACGATCCCAATCAAAAATATTGGTAGTTGTTCTCAGTGTTGAGTGTACACCAGAGTGATAAACATGAACTTCAGGCGGTTTAGATCCAAACGCTCTAGTAAGGTAGTACCTTATAAAAAACCCATACTGTACTGAAGTATTTGTTCCTGAATTATTTCGTAATGGAAGCAAGTCAACGTAAGGATATGAATAGTTTGTAGTACCTACTTGGTTCCATTTGTATTGGTACATTGGGCGTAAATTGGTTTTATTATTAACACCGTCAATTTTCCATACAATGTCACCACTATACATTTGGTTTGCCGCGTCAAGATACACGTAATCCGACAACGTTAATCCTATTACGGGACTTACGTACGGAACATTATTAAATGTAGGTTCTGCATACCATCCTGCTTCACGGGTTAAACCGTTAGTAACACTACTCGTAAGCCATGCAAATGATCCATAAGAAGCCCCGGAATACGGTTGTATATAATCTGCGGACCAGATTAACGGATACCCAACATCATCTTGATGATATTGTGTGTTCCACACGATTGCATTATTAGAATCTGAAGTTAAGTAACCGTTTGCATCAGTACCGCAATCGAGAGGTATAAGATTTGTCGTTCGGTAGTTATTAGCCACAAAACCAAGTAAAGAATGATTATCTAAATAAAAATGTATAATCGACCCAGCAACATCTTCATGACAATGAATAATGTACGTTAATTCTACTTCTTCGCCCGGAGCAATTGGGTCCATAGGGCGATATACAGGAATATTTATACCATCACTTACATAGTTTTCCACATACAAAGGAGACGTTCCAGTTCCTTTGGTTTTATTTGCGAATAAGACCCTGTCAAAAAAGTCTGGGCGTCCACTCTCACTGTTTGGGTTTACTACTACCATTGCGTGCGGCCAAAGATAATCACCACTGCTATAAGATCGATGGCAGCAAAATACGAGTTTGTTTTTGGAAGAACCTAAACCGCGGAATACAATATTATTGTCTACATCTGGGTCAGACGCATCGTTATTAGATAGGTCTTCTGATACAATTTTAAGAGTGTCCCAACGAAGGGTAGCGGACAAATTACTTACGCTAGTGTTAGACACTACACGGACAGTAGCCATCGCTAAGAGTTCGCCATCTTCAGAATAAGTAACACTTGCTACGGAGAAATTGTTCCATGTAGATTTGTTCCATCCAGTACCGCCGTTATTATAAACACGTACTTGATGGTCATATACCCCTTGATTGTCAGTAGCAACCTCGTGATGCGCTCCAAATAAAACAATAGGGATTGAAGTACCTTCAGGAAAAGTTACATCATTATATGTAATAACGGTTTTATGTATAGAAGCATAAAGCGTTATTCCTGCAATAGCGGTTGCAGTAGATTTCGCCTTGTTTTTATAAAGAATAAATCCCGCAGAAGGTACATATTTAGATGTAGCTGTAAAATCGTCTTTAATGAAGTACCAAGTACTATCATTAGGACAACCAAAAGCATAGTATTGATTGCCGCTTTCATCCTCTACAAAAACTCCATCCTGCTTACCTTCAGTGTCAGTAGAACCCAAAATACATGCTGTTTCAAAAGTACCCCCTGTCGTAGTACTCCAAGATGATCCATAATCATCAGAAATCCAAACAACATCGACATTCACATCTTCCTTAAATGCGACAATGTAACTTCCATTATTAAATCCAATTACAAGCCGTATATATGTACTCGTACCGGGCAGCCCACTATCTATGTTTACACGGGTTCCTCCGATATTATTAACAGTACCAGTAACGTCGCAATCAGCCCTGTATCCCGGAGTCGATATATACCCAAAACCAGTCATTAGGTTAGCGGTCGTAAATGTGTAAAACTCTAATTCACCTGTAGCAAAGGTAGCAGCGGCTACCCAGTCACCATTAGGTAAAAGATTTATACCTGCATGTGCAGGGTCTCCTGCTGATGGGTTATTAGGATTACAAAACTTTAGCTGTATTGCCCCTAAGTAGGTTTCAGTAGTTTTGTTCCATAAAACAAAATGAAGTCCAATACGAGCTATAACATGATCAGCATCAACGTCTACTACGCTTTGAGCCCCGTCTCGCTTAGCGAGAAAAATCAACCTAGCTTCTATGTCGTTATAATTAGATGACGGAAGCCTGTAAAAATACGATCCTGTATAACCGTATCCGTTTAATGAAGAAACTAAGTTATCCTGTCCATCGCTCCATGTAGATAAGGATATAGGAGTGAATACACCGCTATTTTCGCGTACAGCTTTTAACTGCATAGCTAAGTTTGGATACGTTTGCGTATTTGTACCCGGATTGGAGACTACAAACTTAACAGCATAGTTTTTATTTGCTTCTATGGGATAAATATTTTGATCTGTAGCGCCTGTTATAGGCGCTTCTGTAATAGATAAAAATGGATTACTTGTGATCTCGACAACCGATGCGTGAGTGATTTCGAGATATTCTAACGTGTTATTGTAGTCACCTGTCGCTTGTAAAAGAGCATCGTCAAGAGTACTTATAGTAATTGCGCCAGATATATCTACACCAAAAGGAGCGCAGGTAAGGGAGCTTTCGCAATCAAGTTGCGTAGCCCCTATAATAGTAGGATCACCTTTACCGTAAAACTCTATGTTTTCATACCAGTCTCTATGAGAACGATAACTTTCAGAAGTTGATCGCAACGGTTCTGTGTAAGTCCAGCCATACGAGTTTAACGTATAAGTGGTATCGGGGGCCATTATGCCCGTATAATGTTCTGCAAAAGTAAAAGATTCTGGCACATAGGCCGACATATCTCTAGGTGTGCCAGAAAATAACCCAAACCCTGTTTCAGAATCAATACACCTATAAGTAAAGTCAATAGTTTTAGCTTCTAGATCAAACTCAATAACAAGCTCTAACCCGAACTGTCCAGCACTTATATAGTGCAAATTAGAAGTAAAAGCAGAAGTTCCTTGGGGCTCTATATACGAGGTAAAGATCATAGTGCCATTGACACACCAGTAGACCTGCACTCGTATTCTGCTCGAATATACATAAGGCCTAAACGTAATCCAGTTCTCTGAGTCTTTATATAACGTAGGCCCAGTAGTTAAAGTCGAATAAACATTTAACTTTGTTACTATTTTAACTGAGTTTTTACCGAAGGTATTTGCACCTACTTGTAAAATTGCATAAGTAGAATAATAAGAATCCCAATTAGCCATAGTTATGTTCCGTTATAAGTAAGGTAAAGCCTACGGCGAGTAGGAGTACGTGGAGACAAGCTAGAAGGGGAAACTAACCGACCGTTCTGATGTTCTGATAAATTATATTCGTGGGCTACTTCCCAAATATCCATAGTAGTTAATCCCGCACCACGAGCCGGATTAGATCCGTTTCTTAAAACAGTTACACCCGCTGCGGCTAAAGTTGCGTTATCTACAAAATTAGCAGAACTAACAAGCTTATACTGACTTCCTGCTGCTTCTATCAACGTTGCTGTTGGAGTAAGTCCAGCCCCGATATAATTAATGCTATTTTGTGCAGGTATAGTATAAAGAAAAGCCGCATCAGAATAAAAATTACAGTTTTGTTGTAGGTGTTGCCATAAGTTTCCATTTGGCCCTATGTACATCCCAAAAATAGATGCGGAGTGCGCTGCGAGGTTATTAACTGACACAAAAACTACGAGCTTATCCGTAGGTGTGATACTAAATGCCGAATATTGAGAAGCAGTAAGTACATTAGACCATGTCCATTGATACTCTCCTGTTTGCATAACAGTACCGGGGCTAGTATCACGCAACGTACCTTTATAGGTAGACAGCGTACTATCAAATACACTCAATATATAACGTGGCTGAATGTTCGCGTTATATGTAGTAGTGAAAAAACTACATCCGCCATGCGTTAGGAAAACATCTTCTGTATTATTATTAACAGCTTGTAGAGAAACCCAAGGAGTTTTCGAAGGCACAGGTAATATCAAAGCATAACATGCGACATTAGACCCGCTCTTTACTACCTCTACTGTGGCAGAATGTGTTTGTGGCGACGTTATTGTAGTGTAATCTGATGCGTACGCGGTATGAAGTAAAGTAGGATCTGTTCCGGCTAAGCCAGAATAACCTCCAGCAAAATTATAGGATGACCCTGTCTGATCCCAAGTAGTAGCGTTAGTGTAATCCGCATTAAACCCTTGCGGAACCGCAAAATCTGTTCCTACCCATGCCATTGCGCTTCACTTGCTTCCTTAGCAATCCGCGCAACGGTCTCGTCGTCGTCCCAGACACCTTCTTTTATTTCGGCATCAGAGGTTTCATACGTATCGAGGAGTGTCTTCTGCCGCCACAGACTGCCTTTGATAAATTTATTACCAGAGCTACCAGTAGCTTGGAAGTAGCGACGTACGCCATTAAGTATTTCACGACTTCCAGTAGCGTAAAATACTACGACAAACAGTACACCCTTTTTGGGTAAATCCTCCCACGCTATCTTAGCAGAAGAATATACCCTGTTCTGTGTGTACCACGCTTTCCATCCAAGGATTTTCATTACGCCATCGTAACGTCGAAATCACCAACGGAGAACTTGAAGGTATCTCCGTTATTAACGGTTTTCTGGGCAGTCAATGAGCCGTGGATCAACACCTGACCTGCGGAGGAAGCGGACATCACCGCACAGTGAGTAATTGTGCCCCAATCAGCGGTAGCAGTTGGAAAAATCCAATCCTCATTGCTAGTAGTCGCACCCGCAGCCGCTACAGTAAAACTGCGTCCTGATGATCCACCTACTTCCAAACGAGCATACGAGCCACCAGATACTTCGCTTGTCTGTACGTTAGTTTCCAGACCATTATCGGCAGTGAACAACGCAATCCACACCGATGTTGGGGGAGTCCACGTTTCATTACGCAGAATATGATCCAACAGCTCTAATTCTAAAAAATCACTTAATGCAGCCATTTGTTTTACTCTCCTATCGAGTTACTTCCGGTGAAACTTCAATTAAACCGTACATGAGACGGTAGACATCGCTGTTTGATCCATCTACCAATTCTAAATCATAAACCCCTGCCGTGAAAGTCAAAGCAGCGGTATCTGTAGCGGACACATACAGGTCGATTACACCTGATGCGCCGTTCATTGTGATACGCCCATTTTCAGTGGTCAACTCCAACAAAACGGTTGTCGAAGTCACTTCCGAGCGTACTTGCATACGGGCAGTGTAGTTAGTCAGGTCGACAGGTGTGATCTCATCATCCTGAAACCAGTTAATCTTGAACTTGAAGGTTGCCCCTTGTTCTATTTCTAGCGGTTGTTTTACAGCACAGCCCATTATTTTAGTCCTATAAATTTAGCTACAGAGAGCAGCTTCTTGCCTACATAATGACCAAACGATCCGGGAGTCGCATGATCGGCAATAGCCTCGTCCCAGACAGCATCAGCAATATCAGAAGGAGTAGCTCCGGTCGTAGCAGGATCTACTGCATTATTGATAACAGTAGCCCCAAGGCTATAGTCAGTAACACTACCAACACCAGTAATGAGAATCGTTCCAGAAATACAAGTTGCGTCCAGAGTAACGCTACCACTACTGAGGTTGATAATAACGCTAGAATTAGCGGTAGAGCACCCCACAATACTGAGCTTTCCATACCACTCCGCAACATTAAGAACTGAGTCAGCACCTATGCTGATAGCAGGCGTAAAGCCGTTTGGCATCGAACTGGCGCAATTCTTCATGTAGGTGATCGAGCTAGCTACCGTAGCTACGTTACCTGCCACAGCACAGTTCTCAAAAAAGCCGTTCAGATACGCACCATTGGTAAGTACAGACTCTTGTACAATAACCGACTCAGAATAAAGTCCCTTGAACTGAACTCTGTGGAACTCTGAGTTCTTCAAGTCATAACCTACTGTATCCACTTCTGGAACACCTACACCTACCACTTTCAGATTCTTTACATTACGATCAATCGCAATATCTGAAGTCACTATCAAAGTGGTTACATTGTGCGCTTCAGCAAAATCTATGGCATCGGTGATATTGTTAAACGGTTTTTCCTGACTACCTTCGCCGTTAACCAGTGCTTCTGGGTCACAGTAGACAACTTTCTCCATGTAGTCCAGATAGTTGAGCAGATGCCCCATTGTGCCTTCTGCAATGTGACTTGCAGGGTTCGTATCCCACACAGCTTTGGCTACAGCGGTAGTTACTACGTCACCGGAAGTAGTCTCATTAACAAGAGTAAGGCCGCCGTTGATAACACCAGAATTAAGATATGTTCCATTCTCGTCAATGACTTTCCCATCCCCACGTACAACAACAGTTCCCGATACACAGGTAGAGTCTATGATTACCTGACCTGATGCCAAGTCAATGGAAGTAGCTTGGCCACCTGTCATATCTATCAATTTGATGCCACCATTGTACCCGCGTATAGCCAATGGAGTAGCTTGGATGCCTATACCGTCACAATCGATGGTAGGAGTTCCGACCCCCGGAACACCGGAGTAGCAGTCTAGGAAATGAGCGGTATCAGACCCGCCAAGCGCAATAGTGCCGGGGTTTATCATACAACTGTACACAAACCCGTTAATGTAGTTCAGGTTGTCGATTACGCAGTTACGAAGGATCGTGCCACCGTCCAGATTACCTGTGACACTGGCTTCCTGAATCTCACAACCTTGTGTGTCTGCTCCTGAGTTTACGGTAATTTGAGTATTGGTGGCGTTCTCGCCCATCAGGATCATACCCTCGATATTATCTCCGGTATCTAGGGTAAGGTTGCCGATAACGTGGATTCTGGTAAAGCCACGAACAGCGGCGATGGTCATAGCGTCTGTGACGTTATTAACTGGCTGAAGTGGCGTACCGGCAGGATATACAGTTCCGGGCGTACCACCGTTTTGATCCAGATGGACTTCTTCGCCAAAGATACCGTGCTGCAACTCTTTTACGTTAATAAGCCCTGCGGAGTTGTTCGACCTTATCTGAACAGTTCCCAAGTTAGTAACATCAAGGATATTATTGTTAGAGCCAACAAGATTGACCACATAAGGACTTCCAGTTTCTTCAAATGTGATGGTGTAACCGTTGATGATTTCGATGGTACGAGCGTAGTAGATACCACCAAGCAACACCTGAGTATTATGCCTATGAGTATCTGGCATAGACATGCCTACCTCTGAATCCTCCAAGTCCTTCAGAGCAAGACGGAAAGCAAAGGTGTCTAACTCGTAGACAGAGCCACCTATGAAGGAAACAACCCCCGGAGTGTTCTGCTCAACGGTTATTACCTTGGTGGACCAATCAATTAGAATCGCCATGAACCGTACTTCCCCGGCCACGGCCTAGAACATGACCGATCAGTGATTTAGTATTTGCCTGATCCGCTGAAAGATTAGCAAGCGCACCCTCAATCTGAACAATTCTCTCCTGCATAGAACGAATGTTCTCAATAACATTAACGAGTTCTTGGTGGAGTATCTTTATGTTTTTCTGGTCAGCAGTCATTATTCATCCGGTATTAATGAAATTGTAATGTTAGTATCGTTCAAATTACTGAACGTGCCAACAATCGGTGAAGATTTGTAGTGTTTACTGTAAGCATGGGTATCGGGAGTTGCTGCCCTTACTGAACCTGCCAAAGTTTGAGCAGACCCTAATGAACCAGTAAAACTGACCTGTCCGCTTGAATTAGTCTCAACCTTGTCGATGTACGTCGCCGTTGCGCCTGAGTTTCTACAATAGACCATCGCGCCTTCTATTGGAGAATTGGTAATAATATCCTGCACAGTAATAGTCAGCGTTACTTCATTAGCTGTTATTTCGAGCGTACCAGTACCAGTATTCTGTACTGTTGGTATAGTTGCACCAGAGCCAACCGCAATTTTAAGAGCAGTGCCGCTAACTACGTTGACTGTAATAGCGCTATTTGCAGAACCTTGCGTTCCTGCTGTCGGAGACTGTGTTGACCCTTCCCAAACAGATTGATTAGTAGTGCCGTTGTCTAGCTCATTAGTCCAGTTTATCGTTACTGAACCACCAGTATTTATCGTGCCTAAATCAACGGCGTGTCCGGGCGATGTAGTTCCATTACCAACAAAAGTGCATCCAGTGACTACTGAAGCATCATTAACCGTCAAAGCAGTAGAAGCGGCAGAGTTGATAAAGAAACAGTCAGTAAAAGTTGCTCCACCCTGCGTTATTGCTTCACACCTACGAAAGATTGACCCTATAATTTCTGAATTGCTTTGAAATATAAATGTGCCTAAATCAACAAACGTACAAGACGTAAACGTAATATTAGCATTAGCGACCGCTTCAAAGTCACCGGGAGAGATAGGGGAAGAGCCTGTAATACTTGTTTGCACACCTTGTATGGTAACAGAGTCTAAACTTACAGTTGATGAAGCATTGGATACTTCAATTTTATTAAACCCTGCGCTTACTCTTGGTGTGTCTTGAACGAGGATAGTCTTATTAGCGTCAGTAAGCGATACCGCTGTACCACTTGTTCCGAGGCTCATTAAGCCTTTCCACTCATAAATACCAGTAGCTTTAGGTATGAATAAGCCCCATCTCACAGTAGCAGTATTATCTGCTGTAGCCATTGAGGAGAAAGTTTCAGTACCCGTTACAACAATATCACCACGACCATAACGGATAATATCGGCAACAATTGGTGAACCCTTCGTTACCTTAGCAAGCGTATTAGGCAAGAACCCTATTACTCGATAACTACCACTCGTAAGACCAGAACCATCAGAAGCATCTGGACTTGCAAAAGCTACCTCTGGATCAATAGCTACACTAATCCAACCGCCGGCAGGGTAAGGAGAGAAGTCACTACCATAGGCATTAACGAAATCCATGTTACCACTGCTCGTTCCAATACCTATTCTGAAACCACCATTAGCCCATGTTTGAATGTTCGTTGCGGCATCATATTTACTCCAAGTCAGAAAGACCCATTTACTTGAGCCTGTCCAAGAAAGAGTAGAACCAAAGTCGCACTGCATACCTGCTGATGTACCAACTGCCTGACCTGTTGACTGGTCAACTGCTGTACCATTCTGCCAATAGTTTTCAGACGTAGCAGCAGGCGCACCTCCAGAGAGATGCCCTGCTAACTCCGCCCACTTGCCACTGGAGTCTGCCGCATCAAAAACAGACAGGTTAGTAGTGACCGCCATACTTATACGTCAGGTGTACGAATCGCAGAAATCGAGTTGTTGTTGTCAGCGATTGAAGCTGCTGATTCAAACGTCTTGATACCCTCTGCGTCACCACCAGTACCACCGTCACGCACACGGACATACAGATTGCGAGTAGCACTACCGTATGTAGCAGTGTAGGCGTTAGTTGCTGATGTGCCGTTGTACAGAGCGTCAATGTAAGCAATGAACATATCGTTGCTGATAGCCGCACCTGCTGTCAGAGCAGAACAATCACAACCAGTGAATGTCAGCGTATCGGCTGAAGCGGTGTAACCTGTGTAAGTAACACGTTGGTAAACACCGTTGTCGTCCATAATACGCAGAGCAGTAGGAGTACCAGTACAATCGTTTGGCGTATCGAACTCTGACTGTGTGCCTGTACCCAATGCCTCAGTACCACCAGTACCATCACCTGTCATTACTACAGTGGTAGAACCAGTTGTAAGCGCAGAAGTTGCTACAGCACCCTGAGTCATGTGGAAAGTACCGCCTGATTCTGGGCCTACAAGGATACGGTCTTCACCAGACTCCACACCTGTAACGGTAAAGGTTACGTTGGTTGGTGGAGTATGCGGAGCACCTGCAAGGTCAAACACCTTATCGTTCTTGCTAAGGTCAGTAGACAGAACACCAAAACCTGTCGCACCGATGATCGCAGAACCAGTAGATACACCGATTATCGGTGAAGATACTGTGAACTCAGTGTTGCTTGAAACAGAGAACGTAGCACCAGAAGTTGTACCAGTAACCGTACCAGACGAAGGCGCAACACCAGTAAGAATCTGCATCCAGATTTTAGTAGCTGAACCAGTATCATCCACGGCAAGCAGTTGACCAGTACCAGTAGCCCAAGTAATTTCTTCTGGCTGTCCTGTCTGTGAGCTTGAAGCAGTACCGAAAGTACCAGTTGCCTGAGTACCGTTCAGAACATGAGTAATACCACGGAAAATCTTGGCATCAATGTTATACAGAGTACCTAAGTTTGCAGCAGCACCGCGAGACAGGTACTTGATGTACTGATACAACTGGTTGATGGTATTAGCACCTTTAGTCCACTTGGAGTAGTAGTAAGAGGTGATACCAGTTTCAACGTCAATACCGTTGTAACCGTACAGTTGGTTAGAAATACCAGTCAGACCAGAGGCATCAGACGCATCGTTCAAGTCGTCAGCGTAGGTCAAGGCGATAACGTTGTTACCGCGAGCAGAACCGTTTACCTTGAACTCGGAGAAGGTCTTACCAGTACCGCCGTTTGAGCTTGCATCAACACGAGTCATACCGATATAGCGAGCGCCATCAATGTAACCGCCATCAGCATCAAAGTCATAAACTTTCAGCATGAAGCGGTGTGAGATACCGTTGTTGGTATCGAAGTTCAGACCTTTATAACCATTCGGGTTGATACCGCCATCATTGAACATGATGGTATTCCAGAAATCGTTAGTAATCTGAGCACCGTCCTGCATGATCTGCAAGTCCATATCAGGGGCAGCAATCACCACCTGACCGTCCCAGATTTTACAACCTGATGTGCCTAAAATTCCTTGTTCAATAGAACCGTCATACAGATGCTCGGCTACTGCGTCAGTAATGGTGTAACCATTAATGAGTTTGATGTAGTTGTCCGTTGCTCGGTCAGACGGAGTATCGTAGGTGATGTCGAGCAGGTCATTGCCTGATGCAACAGCATCATCGGCTTTGTCCATCAGCCATCTGTGAAACTCAATCGTGGTGTGATAAACCGCACCAGTTGCCCCATGCGCTGCGCCTGTATAATCAATAACTTTTCCTGCGCTAATTGAAAAGTTGGCACTGTCTATTGCTGCCATTTAAAGTCTCCAAAGTTAAATTACTGTTGCCCCGCCAAATTCCGGTTTCTGATCCTGAATAATCGCCACAAGTGCGTTTTCTATAGCTACCGCCGCAGTAGCCAGATCATTATCACCCGCTAATGCTTTGGCGTATGCAACAGCGGCGTAGTCATTGATTTCAACAGAGTCTACCTTGTTTTTGTAGTGCCTTACATTGTTATCATCAACAGCGTAAATGCGAAAAGAAATTTTGAGGGTATAGTATGGCGGTTTTGTATCGTCGCCACTAATCCTCTGGGTGAGGCGCAGTTCTTCCAGAAAAAACTTGTCGTACACAAGTGCCGGAAGAGTCTCAGAATTTTGTATTTGAATAGCCATTAGCTGTAACTCAAGGATGCCCTGTTTGCCCAAATGTTATCGAACTGAGAATCACCATCAGCCCAATTGGTAGTAACATCGTCATCATTACCAATAACAATATGACGGATTCGCCAAACCGCAGAAGATTCTGAAGAACCGGGATCTGCTTCACCTTTATAAAGCTCCGAATCACTTATCCAGTCTACCCTCGTTGAATATGGCACTTCTTCTCCCGGTTCACCCTGCGGACCTTGCAAGCCATCTGCGCCTGCCGGACCTTGGATTCCTGCTGAGTAAATTGTAGCATTTTGAACCACTATTTCCACAGAATTGGGTTGAGTTGTTGACTCAACAAAGTATTTAGAAACAGCGAGTTGTACCTCAGAAGGGTAGTTCAGAGCGTCAACTACCGTGTTCTGGTTGATCGGGTAGACCGGCATTACCGTGTAACCTCTGGTGACAGACCAACTGAACCCTTCAGGAGTCGAGTGACGTCACCGCCACTAGACTCCAGTTCTAGGTCGTAAACAGCCGTATCAAAGTCAAGTGCTGCCGTTATAGAGGCAGGAACGTTAAGGGTGATCGTACCTAAAGCACCGCCCAAAACCATATAAGTATTTGCTGTTGTGATCTCCAACAGAGGAGCCACATCCTCAATTTCTCCCCTAATGTGCATCCTTCCGGAGAAACCAGACAGGTCAATTGGGTTGCCCAACTCATCTTTCCATGTGAAAACAGGGTTGAAAGTAGCCCCCTGCTCGATGGTTATGTTGAGCAGCCCTGCTTTTTCACTTAAACGTGGCGTAGCCATTACTCACTTTCTCCCCAATGTTTCCAGACGCTATATCCGGGCATAAACTGTTGTGGCTTACCAGAGGTAGCCATTTGCCACGTAGGTCCGAGCAAAGAGTCTACAGGGTTGCCGCCATATTTGAAATCCTTGTACATATCTATCCCTGTCTGATAACTGCCCGGTAAACCTGCACGTTGGGCTGAATGTAGGATATGGTCAAACCAACTCCAATCCTTTTTCCATCTAGGTTCTTCACTGCCGTACTGAATAAGTTCTCGAAGCATATCAGAGGCAAGCATAGCAGGCATCATCATTAATCCCACAGCAGCGGGCATCAAACTACCATGAACCGCCTCAAGCGCCATACGTTTCAGGATTACTTCGTGGAACGTGTACATAAAGGACTTCAGATGGAACATCAGCATGTAGTGAGGGTCAGAACCCCAAATAGGACGAAGCGCCGCATTTGGTCTTAGTACTGACTGATCCACAAACTTGTTGACTGCTTTAGCCAGTTTTTCAGAACTACGGATTTGATTCCTAAGCGCGTCGTTCTCTTGCTTTAATTCCTCGATCTGATCCCTTTCAAACTGGAAATCGAGATTATGCATAATCTCTGCGTTCTCGTTTATCTTCGCCTCGGTCTCTTTGATCTGCTCGTATGACAGCAGAACGTAATCACCATTGGCATCTGTTACCAAATCTTCAGGAGTCAAATCCAACTCAGCCATCCATCTGGCACTATTCCGGTCAGGATTAGTCATGTGCTTCTTAATGAACAGTAGACCAGTACGAGTTGCCGCTATACGGGTAAATTTAGTCCACAGGTTAAGACCAATCAAATTGAAGAACTTGTCATTGATCTTCAAATTCATACCGGACATATAGTTCCCACCGTACAACTGGTTCAGAACCTCAATAGAAGAGTCACGACTTGAAGTACCAATAGCGTCGGCTATAGCCATCAATTCGCTTTCCTGTCCGTTATACTCTGCTTTCATGGCATTAAACGCTTCAACAAAACCCTGATAAGATACCTGAAGGTCTTGAGTACGGATCATCGTACCGAACGCATCAATAACAGATGTCAGAGTAGCTAGACCAAGAGTTGCAAGGTTCACAGTGGTCATGACCGTAGCCATGCCTTTCTGTAGCCGCTTATCTATGACCTCACCCGGAACAGGCGGCTGCATACCAAAGAAGGCCTTAAGCGCAGTGTTAGTGTCACGTCCAAGTGTACCCATTACAGCTTCTACATACTGTTTGGCTAAAACCAAATCCTGCTTAGTAGCACCTTGCCTGTTAGCTTCAGCAAGGATATACGCGAGCGGATCAGAACCCTGATAGTCCATATAGTCTCTGAACACTCGATTAAACTCTGCGCGTTTAACCATCTGATGAATATATGTGTGGACGCTCTGAGTAGCGTTGTCAGACAAGAACTTATTAAAACGGTTCATCTGCTCCGGCGTAGCTACTGTACGAATCCAGTTCAGTGAACGGAACTTCTTAGCAGAAACATAAGGTCTGACTTTAGTAGCAGATTCCTCATCGTAATGCGTATCGCCCATATTGTTTACGATAGTTTCCCACAATCTAGTCGGGTCCATCTGATGCTGCATAAGATGGTTACGCAGGTTCGCTTCATTAAACAGATCAATAAACTCTTCCCTATGATCTGTTAAATAAGGCAAGTCCATTGACCAAGGAGAATAGTTTTCGTCCAGATAGCCAATATCAACACCATTTTTCCTACCGTACTGGAACACATCAGCATACAGCGTTCTCATAGCTTTCAACGCAGTAATCAGTTTGTCGTTATACGCATGTTCATAATCTGCAACAGGAAGACCTAGGTTTAACATAGCACCAAGTTCCTGAAGCTCCACTTCAGTAAAGTCTTTAACTATCTGGTCGTATCTACGCAAGAACTTGTGCATATTACGTTCTTTGCCAGAAATGAACGATTCTTCCGTGTAGGCTTTACCGATACGCCCAAACAGCATATCACCTAGCTTTATCAACATAGGTATATTAGTGTCTTGCAGTCTGGTTGAAGCTGTAGAGAATACGCCTCCACCAAACCTAGACTTGTAAACTGCATCCCACGCAGGTTTGATATAACCGTTCCATGCCTGTCTTGCTACAGTATTCTGTGCGCCGCCAAGATGAGGGAACTGCTTATTAAGCGCAGCGTTACCTGAGTGAATATAGGCAAACATACGATCAGCCTGCTCAAGCTCATTCATATAATCGAACGTCTGACTTAATCCATCACTGAGATCCAAGAAGATTTTCCGCACTTTAGGATTCTTAATATCGGCGGCAGTACCGTCCATATTAAGGTTGCCAGTAGCCCACAACTGATAAGCATAAGCGACAAGCAGGTTATCGTTCTTTATCAAGGCTTCTCTGAAGTTGCGGTTAGTCACGTTACCGATCAGATATTGACGTACATCTGGGCGGCGAGCAAACCGGAGTAATACCGTTCTAGCTTCATTCGAAATACCAGTATTACCGTTTGTCATAATGTCAGACATGATTTCACGATACAACGCATTGGTACGATCTTGCCCATGTAGCATACCCAACATGGCAATAGTATCTGCATCCATAGTAAGATTGGTAACAGACTTATAAAAGTCAGCGACAGCATTCAGATCATCTGGATTAAATTCTCTGTCGTTCTCGTAGTCCTGCATATTGATTCTGTGCCACGAACTTAAGGCTTCAGAGGCCATACGCGCTCCGCCCCAAAGAAGTGGACGATGCTCAACCAACGCATCTACGAAATCCTGAACATTACCTTCGCGCACATAATCTTTATCAAACAGACGATGGAACATCGTGAGCAGATTGTCGATCATACGTTGAAACGCAGTTCTGGCAGGGGTTGTGTCACGTAAACGTGCAGACACACGATCAGCAAACCATTCGTGGAAGTCAGTTACATACTCAAGATACGCTTGCGCTTCGGCAGAGTTATTTACCATACTTCCGTAAATATCCGCCCCACGAGATTTGAAGCTCATAAGATCTTCAGGACGCATTTCGAGTAGCTTTTGCAAGTTACGGAAAGTAATCTTCCCATTCAATTCGTTGGTTACAGATTTACGGTAAGCCCTGTACTCATTCATTATTTCCTGAGCTTCTTTACCATCAAGTCTGTTAAAGAACTGGTCAAGAACTGTATGACCTATTTCGTGTGCCAGAGCATCCTCAACATTAACCTTTGTCTGACGAGGATCGACATATACGAAATACTGAACATCGCCAGTAACCGGGTCTGTATAAATGATGCGTTTACCATTTACCAAACCTTCACGAATCTGGTTGGCGTCGTCAGTAAGTCCCATATCTTCCAACATCTCGATAGCCTGTTTTGGCGTAAGAAGATGCACAGCTTCGGGGAGCGTAAGTTTCTTAATGAATTTGTCAAACTTTCTCCGAATGGCACTCATCTGAGAACTGTCGTTATTAAGATTTTCAAGTTGTGCTTCGGTAAACGGGTTAGCCACAGCATCAACAGACCGCCTATCTTCAGTACGGTTAGCTGAGTCCTCAAGTATCTTATCAACTGCTGCTCTCTGATTCTGGGTAGCTTCTTGCTGTTCAGCGTAAGACAAGCGCGTATTCCGCTGATTACGTAACTCTTCCTTAGCTTTTTCAAACGTAGCGTGACGCGCAGCTTCGACCAATTTAACAATGTTAAGCGGCGTAGGACGCAGATCAGGATCTACTTCTTGATCTGTAGCAACTTTATAGGCCCATTTAGCTTGGTTAAACAGCCTGTACGTTGCTGCAACAGCCGCCGGCGTAGGACCTGTGTACTGTCCATCACTATTAAGCATTTCTTGGGCGCGTATAGTTCTTTCAGCCAAACCAATAAGCAAATCGAGGTCTTCCCGGAAATCTCTAAACTCAGGGTATTCGCTGTAAGTAACTAACTCTGAAACAGCCGGTTTAAAACCTGTAAACCTTAATTTGGATACAGTATCGACATCTCTGGCAGAAAGGCCCATGTAGTTACGTAAAGCCGAGATAAACCTAGTATCTTTGCTTGTAATCTTACGGCTTGCAGTAGCAGGAGATACCGGCTTCTCATACGGCTTGAACTCTGGCAGTAAAACAGGAGTACCATCTTTATTAAGCTCAGGCACTACTGTTTTTGTTACTTTGACGTTATCGAACTGTATAGTCTCAAGGCGTGACCGAATACGCTTAAGAACCACAACTTTCTGCGAAAGTCTTTCAGTAAAAGAACCTTCTTTAATCTTGGTAAGCTGGCCAAGATAAGATGCAAACGAACGATTAGCAGCAGGGTCGTTGATTGCATCCTTTAACTTATTCAAACTCTCAGTAAGACTATTGAACGCTGTAGCGCCTTCTTTCTTGAAGTCATTAACGATTCGAGTGTTACGTTCAGTTGCAGCAGCGTCTAAAAGTCTATTCTGTTCCTTGCGGGTCATACACTTGAAGTCAAACTTCTCGCCAGTTTCCTTATTGGTAAACTCGCGTACAGCGTTCACAATATCCTGTACTTGTGATTCGAGCGTGCGTAGCTCAGCATCGTAAATAGCAATTTTCTGTTGAATGTTAGGGTGCTTTGCGTCGAACCTGCGTCTCAGATCAATAATATACTTTCTAGCAGCAAGGGTTTCAGGACTAGAGTTCTGAACGTCCATAACATAGACGCTACCCTTTATGTTGCTATCCTTTTTAATCTGCTCAATACGAGCATCAAGCTCGTTTTGTTTGCGGATAAGTGCAGCCTGCTTGTTAGTTACTGCCTCGATCTCAGCAGACAGTTGGACATAACGGGGCCCCCATTTCTGATTATTAACAGCTTGGTAGAACGCATCTTTAAGGCCAGTAGCTAACGTGGATAGTTTGTCGATGTAACGGGTAAAACCAAGAACTTTTTCTAACTCAGGATTAGAAATGTCTACTTCGCTCTGGCGTTTCTCTCTACGGTCAGTGTCTTCAAACTCCATGAAGCCGCCAGTTGCTACGTCCTTGTTTTCTTCATTAGGACGATAGATAGGCCGCATATTCTCGAATGTAACCTGTGTCGGATCTTCGCGCCCTTGGAGTTGTTCTACTGCATCGACATCGAACTCTTCCATAACCTTTTCAGGCATGTACATTTCATCAGCTTTAGCGTTGTTGTATTCAATTTCAGCAGCAGTAAAATCTGATTCCAGTTGAGGAATACGTGCTTCCGTCAGTTTAATCTGATGTGACAGGTCTTTGTTTTCGTACTGAAGCGCCTTCCTGCGATCATTCAGACGTTTGTAATTAGCACGAAGTTTGTCAATCTCCACATCCCAACGATAGGATGGGTCTGTGTTACCGCGCTCCTTAATCTCTTTGGCCTTTTCTTCCATAGCTTTCAAGTCACGTTTGATCTGGGCTATGTTTTCCAGATTGTGCTTGAGCTGTTTAGGGGCAAAGTCCATGAAAAGCTGCGCGTCTTTAAGCATCGCAGTCGCGCCTTTATACCTAGCTTCAGCGCGGGTATCGTCGTTAGCCAGTAACTCATACAAAGAGACGTAACGCTTAGACCCATCAGGGCGCTTCATAACGAAAGCAACAGTACCCATCTGTGGACGGAAAATACTGCTCTTTCCTTTATCTTTTGCATTAGTGTTAAACAGATCAGTGACGATAGACTCCATGCCTTTAACGCCATACAGATCACTAAGTCCCAAACGTAGAGCTTCAGCTACGCGAGCTGTAACACCATCAGAGACCATTTCATCAGCATAGCGTCTAACAGAACGCTTAATCAAATTCATAACGGACAGAGCTTGTTTCTTGCCGTTAATCTCCACAATAATCTCGCCAAAGCGAGGTTTGTAGTTAGGAACCTTGTTGCCTTCGCTATCCTTTATATATCCAGAAAATTTAGGATCACGTATGATAGCTGAGCTGTAACGTGCATCTTTCGTATCACCAGTACCGTACAGTTCTTTACTGGTAAGTGGACTATCGGCAAGGTCTATATCTTCAATGGTATTGAATTTGTCGAGGAACTCTCTGGCTGACATAGACTCAGCCGCTTGTTTTGTCTTAGGCTTCTGCTCAACAATCTTATCCACTTCCATCTGAAGCGCATCTTCGTAGGCTTCGCCGCTAGTAGCTGTTATGCCTTCGTTAGCCAACTTGTTATTAATAGCTTCCAGATAGGACACAATACGGGTTGTTCTGCCTTCTTTTTCTGCGCGAGCCTGTGCTTTAACTGCACCATCCTCAATCGACTCAGAGTAAGCAAGCTGCGGATACATCTGGGCAGTAAGATCGACTGATGGGTACATCTTGTCGTTGAAAGTACGCTCGCCCATCGCAGCTTCAGGATCGATAATCTGGAAGCCTTCGGAGAACTGATTAAGCTCACTGGTCGCCGCAGATAACTCGTCCTGACCCGCCAAGTCAAAACCTTCAATAAATTCAGGTGAATTTAGTGCTTCTTCAAACGAGTTGTAGCCCATGCTATTGGCCACACGCTCAACATATTCAACACCATATTCCTGCTTATACAGATCAGCTAAGGTCTTGGTTACTTTCTCACGACCATGCGTATCCGCTAACGTCTTGAGTGTGGTAGTTGTAGTAGCTCCCGCACCACCAAAAGCGCCACCACTGAATGCACCAATTAAACCCGCATTAAGCGCTTGGGATATTTCGTCTTTAGTAGGGGCAGAATAATCTTCTTTAACAAGCCGTTGAGTACCTATATTAATTGCTTCTTGGGCTAGCTCCGTACCGCCTTCGTACAAAGAAGATTTACCGGCGGCTACCGCCCCTTCTTTTATAATTCCTTTTACAGTGTCTTTAACACCTTGACGCAATGGGTTCGATACTGCCTTTGTAACCCCGGATAACCCAAACAGTTCCAGAGCACCGGCTAAAGAACCACCACCTTGGATATAGGCTTTAACTCTAGGGTCATCAATGTTGATGCCTTCCTGACGCAAAGACTGAGCAATATCGCCAGTTTCGAGTGCAGTACCGTACGCTCCTGCTGCTGTAGCAGCACCAATACCTGCACCTGAAAGCGTACCAACACCGGGTATAAATGTACCAATCGGTGCGCCGATAGCTGCGCCCTTTACGGACTCGCCTAAAATATTACCCATTGTGGTACTCATTTCCGCAGTACCTTCGAGTAAATAATCAAAACCTTGAGAAAAAGTTTCGGCATCCTCAATACGGTTAATGGCACGCGGATAGCGATATTGAGCTTCCGACATTTTGGCGTCTGCTTCTTTACGAAGCAAACTACGCTCTACAGGGTCTTCTACATTAAGCGATTTAGAAAAGTTAAAAAGAGCTTTTTCTTCAAGCTGTTTTCGCGCTTTAGCCTTTGCCATGTTACCGGACACGAAGTCCGGTGTTTGTGGCAAACCCAAAGATAGATCAAACATTTGAGGGGCAGATTGTTCTTGTTGCGGCTGAGGCTGCTGCGTAGGAATAGGCTGCTCAGGCAACGTAGTTTTAGGAGAAAAGACTTGTGGACGCGCTACCGATTCTTCCTCGTTCGGAAAAATCGGATTAAAGAACGTAGGCATTATTATTTTCCCTGCTGATCCCGAACAGAAGATTGCTTCATTTTACGCTGAAAATCGCCAATAGCATTAGCGTACTGAGCTAAAATTTTCTGCGTTGGTGTTAAGTTATCCAAGTAAGCGGATGAGTTTGTTGGGCCAGAAACACTATCGTTCCCTACATAACTAATCACATCGTTTTTACCAAATATCGGGTTATCAGCAATCCAATTACCCTTACCTTGTTGCCACCCAGAAAGGTCTGGGTTATTAATCTGACCTAAAGGAAAATTCTCAGACGGAGGAAAAACCTGCCCATCTTCATAAAGTTGAATCGTATCGGCTTCTGCGTTCATAGGGTCTTGTAACCCAGACTTAATCGCATAAGCTAACGCACGACCTTCGGGAGAATTAAGTAAAGCAGTACGTTGCTCTGCGTCTGCATTCTGGAAATCTCCATATAGGCGGTTGCCATAAGCATTCAACATATCTTGGATAGCTATATCCTTTTCTTCCGGAGTAGCAGCAGATGTAAGTCGTTGAGTAACCTCATTAACACTATCTCGATTTTTCTGGTCCTTTGTTTCTTGCCTATCTTGTGCAGCAATAGCATCTTGTTCGGCCTGCCTATTAGCTGTACGCTCATCCTTAGCTATATTGTACGCATCTTTCCAAGTAAACTTATTTTGATTAGCGTTGCTGATATTTGCTTCCTGAAGACCAAACTGCCCTTGTAGAGTGGCTAAATCCATAGCCTGTTGGCCTCTCATTTCCTGCTGCTCTACACCCTGTAAATCCTGAATCTGCTGACGTAAATCTTTACGCAGAGCAGCCGCTTTACGGTACTCTTGAAGCGTATGGCCACGACGGTCAAAGATCGAACGAGACTTATCAAGCTGTTTCTGAAGTGCATCAATACGCGATCTCACAGAACTAGCCGGAGCAGCTTGCTGTTGTGCTACGGCGGCAGCGGCTTCTTTAGCCTGCTGTTCCTTAAGCGCATTAGAAAACATATTGGTGTAGGAAACTGACCCACCTTTCGAGCGAGGGCCACCCTCGTAGGAAATAGAGCCAACGCCACCTTGCTGATCCATAATGGTAGCTTTTGTGTCACCCCACTCATCCTGAGTATATGTGATTGGCATCTCGTCAGGGTTAGTAGGTTGCTTGGTTCTCAGACTTCCAGAAATGAAAGGATTATCCTCGTTAATCATTTCATACGGATTCTGCTGCTGCCCGTTAGTGTTGTAGGTAGCGCCGCTAGTATATTGAGAACCGTCACCCCAGTCTGCACCTACGTTATTATTTCCACGTATCGAAGTTGGTGCGCCCGGAATAGATTGGTCATCGTAGGTACTTGGTGGAGTACTAGGAGTAGGAGTTCTCGACCCGTTTATCATATTGTAAATAGACTTACCTAGAGCTTGCCCCATTTTTTTAGGAATATCCTTAATATCAGGGGCGTTCCTATATGGATCAGTACTATAGTCCGCAGGAGTAGACCCGCCGATATATGTGTTCTTTTTATCTTCGTTACTTAGAGGATCAAGAGGCATAATTCACTCCTAAACGGCAGAGTTGATGGTCTGCTCTGCCAGAGAAACCATAGAGTTCTGAGAAGAGACAGCAGCCGCAGCAAGCTGACCCATAACGTTAGCGGAACTGGAAGCTGCGCTAACCATTGCGTTAATACGATTCTGGTACTCAGACGAGTTAATCTGATGCCATTTCTGACCAAGCTCATGCTCGGCAATCGCTTCTTTGAGGTAGATTTCGCGGTCATCATAAAGCTGCGTGTAGAACTTGAGCATCGCTTCACGCAGTTTAGTAACCGCGTCAATCAGCGAAGTCATGTCATCGCCAGTAGCATTGCGTGCATCTACACATACTTTCAAGTAGTCGATGAACAGAGCTTGTACAGCTTTCTGCGACTCCATGAACAAGTCCAGATATTTGAAAGTAGCTTCATATGCCAATTTTTGCTGCTCAATCCACACATCACGAACAGCTTGGGATTTAGCCTGCATAGCCTTATCGCGGATTTGCTCAAGGCCTTGGTTAATTGCACCGGAAGGCATTGGAAACCCACGGGCTGCAATTGCAGCAATTAGGTCATTTTCAGCCCGAATTGCCTCATTATCGAGAGCTTGGACTGATCTTTCGCGGATAGCCTGTTCGACATGAGCAGGCAGTCCGAACTGAATGTCGCCACCATATACGGTGTCAGCCAGAAGCCAAGCAGCCGTATTCTTGTAGTGATCTGCGAAATTCACGCCATCAGAAAAGGCAAAGGCCTGATTGAAGGCATTGGATAACGTACCGACCACATCTACCGCATCTTTTGCGGAGAAGTCCAGATTCTTCCAGATTGACCTACCAGATTCAGTAGCTAGACCGCGATAGAGCATATCGTAGTCCGCAGGGAGACCCTTCAGGATGTCATCAACGTCTTTTTCCAAATCCTGAAGTTTAGTGATCTCAATCAGGTCACGATCAGGGATTTCGAGGTCTACCGGATCAACGATTGTGTCAGACGCGGTACGGAGATCATCAGCCTTATATGTGGCTTGGCGAGCGTAACTTTCTGCGTTCTTTACAGAATCTTCAGCTAAATTCCACGCGTTACAGATCGACGCTTCAACAGCCGAATCAGCTAAACCTACATAACAACCCATCACACTCTCCTAGACAGGACAATCGGGACAAATTCCAGACTGTCGAGGTCAAAGTCAGAACCTTCATTATTGTGAAGTTCAAACTGCCACAAATGAGATTTTAGACCCTTTCCGACCTTAATTCTCTCAATTCTAGCCGCTTCTGAGGTCTCTGTCAGCTCATACCAATACTCTTTCCGCTCCCCGGTGGCATCATCCCGAACGATGGTTTTGAGTACCATCGGGCCATCATTTCGAAGGCCAAGGTAGGCACGTTCCACGCGCTTCCACTCCTGAGAGCCGAAATTCATCAAATGGGTAGAAAGGAGGGCATCGATCTGTGATCCTGCGTCATCCGAACCATCCAGTTCGTAAATCCCATCTGCCTTAGCTCCGTAGTATTTATTGCCACCAAGATAGGCCATTGAGTTGAAGTCGAAGTTACCGTATTCGGTTACAGCCTGATTCTGGGTGTTCATGACTACCCCGATATAGGCTTCGCCATCTACATTGAACGCAGTAACGAAATTGACTCCGTCAGAGGCAACCGCAGACATTGCAGATGTCACATCATAAGTATCGGCTGTTGCCAGATTATCTTCCACGATCGGTAAGAAGATAATCGTTGGATCATCCGGTGTAGTATCTGTAACGCCCGTCTGGTCAGCAGCATCCGCCAGAAGCATGAGCAACGCTGTAAGGAAATTGTCGTTTAGACCTAACTGGTCAGTAACGGAGATATTAAAGCTCCACGCAGCCGCCGAAGTTAAGCCAAACGTATCTGCTACCATCATACGCCCAGTTTGGAGTTTCTGGATGAAATCAACAGCAGTTCCGGAATTATAAAGATTAGATATATCCGTAGAATCTAAAATCCTTGAATAAATTGCCAGTTCGTCAAAAATAACAGAACTTACAGCGGCATCGCCAGAAGTTCCGCCAGAATCCCCTACATACCAATTAATATTATAAATCTGCAAATACGCCGCGGGGCATGACCCACGTAATGTTCCATTAATATACAGTTTGAACCCGGTAGAATTATCAGAAATATCGTTGGTAATAACCACATGGTAGACATTATCTGTCAGTGGTGTAACTGTAGAAGCAATGGAATCTGAATTTGAAGTACGTATTCTGAAATCAGTACCAGAATTGCTGATATAAAAATAAAATCCATACGAATAATTCATATTAAGGATGTAGCGGTCGTTACCTGCTGTTGCAGGATCGAGCACTTTAACCCAAAAAGAGATCGACCAATCTGAATAAAAATCAGTATTGTTATAATCAGCTTGGTTAGTAAGCCAGTTGTGATCTGTTGTAGTGCCGTTAGCTATTACATTAAATCCAGTACCTACTATTGACGTATCTAAAAAACAATTCTGCGGATTGTCGTTTAACGTGTATAACGTTTTACCGCCGATATAATCAGTGATCTGCGTATAGTCGTTATCCTCTTCGAACATTGGATAGTAATGAACAACGCCATCTGCGATAGCGTCTTCTTCGTAGGCATAACCAGTTATGGGAAAAGTCATTTTAAATAACCCCTATATTTGAGAAACCGCCTTCAGGGGCGTATGGGATGTTAGCATTAGCTTCAAACTTGTTTTTGTATCTAATTTTTGTGTCATAAGAAAGCATATCTATATCATTGCCTTGATAAAAATCCCCTATTTTCATATTCTCACCAATACTATATGAATACACGATCTCTTGTCTTTCTTTGTGGATAACAAATACTTTATTAATAGACCTTTGAGAATATGGCATATTCAAATCTGTACATAAGCACAGATATATAAGCCCGTCATTGTAATCTATCCACGAAGAATAGGACTGCCCCATACCGGGCTCTTTCACAAAATGCGGTATGCAGGCTTCTCCGAATTTAAATGGTTGTCCACGTAAAAGCCCTATTTGAATAAACACTTCCGGACAACAGATTTCATCTTCAATCCAGTCGTTCAAACTAGCGTTTGCCATTTGATCCCCAACGCCACGAAAGTAATAATCAATCGCAGGTTCATTTTCAGAAACCTGAAAAGTAAAACCTTCTATCGTAGCATATGTAGTGTGGTAATGATGGTGGGGGAACGCATAACTTAATTCACGAAGTTTAGAGTCTTGTGGATATACCGTACTATTACCTGTGTAGCCCATAACATAGGAATAAGGGTGGGATTCTAAATGGTATAAAGCAAACCGTTTACGTAAATCTACTTCATATAAATCAGCAAACACTGCGGGAGAACGACGTTCTCTACCCCAACATGGTTGATCGTCTCCGATAGCAGAAGGATACACCTCGGTAGAGCCTGAAGAATATTTGTCTGTCCTAATATCACCGCCAGATCTAAATATTTCTTGGAAAACTTCCCCATCAAGCGCTTCATTAAACTCTATGATTTTAGGGTAGATTGCAAAATAATGTTTTTCTTCTGCGCGCGCTCTACTATCAAAATACATACTAATATCTGGCGGGTAGTAGAGCAGCTTTGTACCTTTTACAAAAAAAGCTGCTTCAAACGCATCAGAGTAAAACCAGTCGTATGAACCGGCAGTAGGAGTGTATGTTTCTACAGTTGCTACATAAGACTGTAACGTAACTAATTGGTCGTTATAAAAGTCAACGCTAAGTACAGTTGCAGCCCCGTTATTATAGCGATGTAGTATATCATCCTCGCCTACAGGTTCTTCAAGATCAACAGTCAACGTATTAGAAGAAGCCCCGGGCGACCTAGTAATAGTTATCTCGGGATTGTTTTTCTCATCAAATATAATATTTAACTCTAGGATCTCTCGGCTAAAAGTAGCACTAGATTGTTCTTCGCCGCTTTTAGGGATATAACAAAAATCACGTATAGCCGCTGCGCGTTTGCCTGTTGAATCAAATGACCAAACACTACAATTACGTTCAGGAGACATATAGATAACTTCATCTGATACATATCCATTGTTCGGATAAATCCTACCATCAGACTTATACATATAACTAAAGTCGAATGCTTTTAATACGTATTCGCTAGATCCCAATCTAGCTAAATAATAAGCCTCTTTTTGCGTGCCGTAATCTGGATCGTGATCCGCTACAACAGCAGAAACATAAGCAGCACCATCAATAATAACTATTGATGCGCCGGTTACGATATAATTACCCGGCACAGTATGGACGAGCCTTCCGTCCTTATATATGCGGTTTGTAAAAGCTAGTACCGTATCAAGGTCGTCATCATACAAATTAGCCGTATTGTTCCAACGGTATTTCCCGTTCGTTATTTTACGAACGCCGCCGTACCTATTTTTAACCGTAGGATAGCTCTCGCACATTGTACCGAGAGTCATATATTGACCTAATTTACCGTAGTTCCAAAATCCATTTGCTTTACATTGTTGCCCTATTTTTACTTGTAATTGGTCGTGCAATTCAGTTGCGTGTCTAGATGGTAATCCGTCCCAAGAAATAACGGTCTTTCCTGTCTTATTAACCCAGTTAGTAACTCCGTATAAAACCTCAGTTCTATCGTTATTCGGCCAGTTCCAGTACATAGTAGTAGCAGGAGGGACTGTAATAGTAGCTGTTTTGTTTGATGGGCTTTCAGGAGTTCCGTATGTAAAGACAACTTTATTTTGTTTATCCAAAATAACATTTGTATTTGGATCGTAAGGTGCGCCCCACCCATACGGATGGTTATCGTCATAAGGCCATCCGGCGAACCTACGAACAACTGGCTCTGCTTGAATGTATATAGAGCGTATACCTTGAGTAATAACGCGAATCGTTACGTTATTATCAGGATCAACGAAGACTGTACGAGTATAAAGTCCTAACTTGAGCGTTTGCTCAAATACTGTCCGGGCATAAGGCAACCACCTTGCGGCGATTGTCTTATCTCCCAGAAGTACTTTCTTAATGGGTTTCCCATCAGACATCAGATGCGGTCAGTGTGTATGTCACGACCAACTCGTCGCCACTGATAACTGAGCGAGCATTAGTAAACAACGCAACAGAAATCAACTTACCAGAAGTAGACTGCTTGGCCGAGTTAGAAGCCAAAAACACGCCGTACATAGTCTTAGTAGCGTTGATTGTAAAAGTAGCTCTGGAAGCAGAGTTAGTTACGGCATTACCAGTTGCGGCAACTGTATCCCACAACACGCGAGTACCTTCTGTGTAAGCTGTGGACTCAGTAGCTCTGGAAGAAATATTAGCCGCTGTATCGTCTGCTTGCGGAGTGTAGTTTGCTTCGTAAAGAGCAAGATACCATGCAGTAATCTGCGTAGCACCATTTAAAGTAACATCAAGCAAGTGAGAAAGTCCTTCGTCACACACCAGATTAGGGAAAGTTTGTGAGTCTATAATCTCACCATTGCGAACGTGGTCTACGGTGTAATAACCCTTCGCTAAAGTTGTATCTGCGCTCATTGATTTAGTCCTATGTTAAAATTACGCCGTTTCTGATAACTTCAGCGACAGCCACATCAGAAGTATATATCCTGTTTTGTTCCCCGTCACGAGTACGTGAAACCCCAATATATTGGTTTTTACCGTCTTGTTGGCGGAACATAGCATTAGCCAAATCACCAACTCTAGGTACATATTTCGTTTCAGTGAGATTTCTGAAACTGCCGCCCTGCAATCCGGCACAGAGTCCCGCCTCAGACATCCACATTGCAACCAAACCGTTCTGACCATCAGCCCCAAAAACCCGCTGATCGAGCTTAACCGCAGTACCCTCAATCGCCGGATAATGCGCCTTCATCTGCATCTGGGACTGGTTTATATCTGTACCTGTCAGAAGGTAAATATTGCTCTCATCTGAAATATACAATGAATCCTCAACGCTGATTACCATCAAGATCCTACTTGGCATCATAATGAAGTCAGTGAAGAGATTCGTCAGTCCGTATTGGAAGGGCTGAGAGAAATATAATACGTTATCTTTGGCTACGAAAAGACGACCACCGTGTTGGCACAGATGCGTACCCGCTGGCATCATATCCATAAATTGCGTACGCAGAGCATGGCCAGTACTAGGCAGTGTATTAATCTCGTAATACGTAGCACCTGTAGCAACCGCCGAAGACAGGTAAAAAACTGCTCCGTTAGCTGTAGTACAGTATATGTTGTAATGTGTAACTGACTCGCCATGCGAAACAGGCAAGCCCTGCACATTAATTCCGCCTACGTCTGCTAGGTCGATGTAAGTGCTAAAAGTTGCACCCGATTCCCGCCCTAGAGAGTCAACGGCTGTAAATACGACCCCATACCGACCTGCCGGAAGTACACCCGTAGTGGATGTCAGGACGGGTCTAGTTGTAGGAATCGGAGTGCTCATAGGGGCGTGGGAACCGTCAGTTTTAACCACCCCTGTCACTTTGCCATCGGAGTAATAAACGTCGCCGTTTATATCCTCGTAATAAACCTTACCGAACCTAGAAACACCAGTTCTGATCGAATCGGCAGAGTAATCTGAATTTAACTGTTTAAGTGTGCCGTCTTCTACGAAAAGCGTAATGCTTTCGTTAGACCACAAACTATGTATATTTGTACCATTGTAACGCTTAGTGTACCCCTGACGACGGGTAATCTTACCTTTAGCGTCGATGTCGATATTAATGCCGCGAGTAAGTTCGCCATTCTGTAAAGTAGAATGGGCGTCAACATTATTGATACCAGAAAATGCCCGGATATTGTTAGCCGAGTCGTTACGAATATTAGTAGCCACCGTATCTCACCACACCCGGTTTACGAGTCAGTTTGGTATTCTCGATTCGGAAACGCTCGATCTCCGTCATAAACTGCTGAAGCAGACCTTGCGACATACGCGGGTCATACATATCAGAGTCATGTTTGTTATAAGCACGCGCTCTTGCAAACACAAGTAAAGAGCGCTGATGTCTACGATCAGTCAGTTCCGTAGTCTGGGAAGTGGCTGTTAATGGTTTAAGAGGGAGGCGACTATAACTAAGCTCAAGAGAGTCATCGGCATCAGGTATAGGAGCCAGACGCCCCTCCCCTTGTGTATCATCCAACACAAGGAATGCCGGGATACCCGTTTCACTTTCCCAATTCGAAATGACTCTGCCATAGTCATCGGATGACATGAGCGTGTCCATTTCGTTAAAGTTTCGCAAACCAAGCGGTGTATCCCGATTAGTTGCCAATGTAGCCCTTCGAACACGTATCAATCCTTCTGGTAACGTGACATAAGGATTTGCGGCAGTTACCGTAATAGCAACGCCGCGCTCCTTGAATATTTCAGTGTGCATGGCGAACTCAGTCTGAGCCTCATCCAAGAAGTCGATTATTTCATCGTCTGTCCAGAGATATGGCTGAACCACATCATCCATTTCCGTACGGAACTTGGAGACCAACTCATCTAACGTGAATCCGGCCATTTACTAATCCTCTTGAGCTTGACGCTCCTTGTAATCGTTCCACAGGTCACGAATTTCTATGGAATCGACGTGAAAACCAACATTGGTTTTAACGACAGTAGACTTTGGAACACCGTGAGCATTGAAGTCATTACGGTTGTTTTCAGCTACCATTTTATCAAATTCTTGGAACAGGATGTCTTTCCTGCGAATACCGACCGGAACTGTAACCGGCTTTACTTCCTCTACTTCAGGCATTTCTTGCCCTTCAGCGGGAATAGCTCCCTTGGCCATTACATCTTCCATCATCTCTGGTGGAACATGGGTAGGGATGTTTTTCTGAAACCTAATTGCGTGTCCAGACAGACCAGACACAGTAATGTCACGGTTCATGACCATTTTCATATTTTGTTCTCCGGAAACAAAAGGGAAAAGGGGGCCGAAGCCCCCTCAGTCTTACGGCTGTGACTCGGTGCCACGACCATCGATAACATACTGTACTTCGACGAACATAGAACCTGCGGAAAGACCGCCGCCTGCGCTTGTCAGAGTAACGTAAATGCCATCAAGGGTGTCTGCTTCACCATCTGTACCAGTGAACGCTGTCAGGCCAGTAGACTGAGCAGAGGTAGTGGTCAGATATTTGTTAGCAGTAGTGCTATCACCGATTACAACATCGTCAGAGGTAACTGAATCAAAAGCAGTAGTTACGCCCAGACTACCTGCGAGGACGCGAGCGCCACCCGGAAGTTTCATAGCCAGTGTAGCAACACCGGAAGTCAGATCATCAAAATTGATAACCTGTTTGCCGACGAGGATCGTTTGACGATCAGAGTTAAGTACGAGTGCCATTGTTAAGTTCCCCCTTAAATAGCAGTATCAATACAGAGAACACCGAAGTCTTCTTCTGTACCATTGTACTGTGATTGGAACTTAGGTTTCAGCATACCCATGATTTTGCCGACAGAGATACCCTGTTGGTTATCATAGTCAAAGCCCTTCTCAACCCATTCAGGCATACCGATGTCTGCGTAGCCCATTGCCTGAGCACCGCACAGCAGTACGCGCTGACCGTCAACAGTACCAGAAGAACCCCATTTAGAACCAGAGGCCAAACCAGAAGTGTTGTAGACATGACGGTATTCGCGGATGGCCAGACCATCAACGTAGATAACATCAGTGCCTTTGAACAGCGGGTTAGAGTCAGAACGAGCCATTGCATTACGGTATGCAGCCAAGAAGTCCTGATCCAGTTTCAGTTTAGCCAAACCGCGTGGAGTCATGAAAACATTGTAAACTTCCATGCCCTCAGAACCACGGATAGGCTTGATGAAGTTGTCTTTAGCGTATGCCTTTGCTTCAACAAGCATATTCCAAGAGACATAGTCACCAGTACCGATAGCACCATTCACCATATCGGTGTGGCTAACAGCAACCAGAGATTTAGTACCTTCATCCCACTGTTTGTGACGATTAGCGGTAGGGGCTGAAACATCAGACGCATACGCCAGATATTGCAGATCAGAACCAGTACGCAGAGCGCCATTAGTGTGATACTGATAACCAACGCCTGACAGAGTCAGGAAAGCCAGTTGGTCAGAACGGTCAGCCATCCAGTAAGCCAGTACGTCGCGTGAGTTTTCACGGAAACGAATTACTGATTTCTGTTCGGCCATACGACCTTCGTGACGATTCGCATGACGCAGTTGGTCAATCTGAATCACCTGATCGTATGCTTTTCCGGCTTCTTCGTTGCCTTCCAGTGTACGATCTCCTGCAACACCATCACCCTCAAGGTCAGCAACCAGAGTGATAACTGCACGAGCACCACGCTCATCTTTGGTCAACTCAGTAATACGCTGAATCATAGAATCAGCACCAGAGCCCATGTAACGATTCATGAACTGGTTATTACGAGCGGCCTTCCATACATCACGCGCCCAAACCGTTTTTTCTTCGGTGGTCAGCGCGGCATAGTTAGTAGTAGCCATTACGCTCTCCATAAAAAATTAAAGTTAAGTTTCATTCTGTTTATCGCACAGATAACGTTTTTTCAGCACTTAAGGCGTACAGAACCTAACTCATTTCGGAGAGTTAACCGAAGAATATGAGAAGTGTAGACTAAACAAAATCACCACGCAACTCAGCCTTCTT